CTGGTGATCGCTATGATGAAAAGCCCTTCAAGAACAGATATTCCCATATCCATGACGCTTTGCAGTATATGTTCATGGGAGCTGGTGAAGGAAGGACCATCTTGCATGGCAAAAAGAGAATGAACCCAACAAAAGCGAAAACAACTTGGAATGTTTTTGATAAGGGGGATAAACCAAAAAGGAAATCATGGAACATATTCGGAATGAATGGCTAGTCTTTTTCTATACGCCCTTTAATCCCCCTTGGTACACAAAATGGAGAAAAAAGGGTTTTACCCATGTTGGAGCTATGAGTTTTTATCCTGAATTTGACTGCTGGTTGGTTTTAGAGGGGTTGTATGGACGATTGCACGTGGAACTTATTGACGGTCCTGAAGCCCAAAAGATTCTATCCTATGTAAAAAAATTGAAAGGAAAGGTCCTCAAGGGCAAGGAAATGGATACGCCCAACTTTCGTGGAGAGTGGTGGGTGAAGGAGCATAGCTGTGTGAGTTACATTCAGCGACTAATTGGTTTACGATCCTTTTGGATGTTTACGCCCTATCAGTTATTTTGTGCGTTGAAAAAATATGATTTTCAGCTCTTTGTAGGGTAAGGATTAACTGATGGCTAAAAAATGGATTCAAAAGGCGATCAAGAAAAAAGGTTCATTACGAGCATCAGCGAAACGCATGGGCTTAATCAAGGGCGACCAGAAGTTGAGTTCTTCTGCATTGGCGACAATGAGAGCAAGGGCAAATAAATCTGGTAACACCACAATGTTGAGGCGTGTGGCTTTGGCAAGAACCCTGAAGAAAATGTAAGGAGATACATATGGCTAAACGACCTAAACCCAAACCAAGACCTAAACCGAAACCAAGACCTAAGGGATATTAAATGATTGAAGATGACGATTACGTAAGTGCGTGGAAAAAAATTATGAAAGATAGAGGCGTTTCTAAAAAAGAAGCTATTAAAATTTTAGAAGAAGAATTATTAATACCTTATCCTTGGGAAGATGATGAACTAGCTAAAAAAAAGAAAAAGAAAAATAAAAAAGCAATCAAGGCAAAAAGAAAAGTTGTGTAATGGTAACTCAATCTCCTGATCCTAAATTAATTAGAAAAATAATGTCAATTAAGGGTTTAACAGAACAAGAAGCATACGACTGGCTACAAGATATGTTATTAGACCGAACACAAGATGCAATAGAAGTTTCTTTAAATAATGAAAAGAAAAAAAATAAAAAAGCAATCAAAGTAAAAAGAAAGGTTGTATAATGGGAATTTTTAAAAGACCGAAATACGAGGAAACGGAAACCGACAAGATGATTAAGCGTCAGCTTGAGGAAGAACAAAAGGAACGAGCAATAAAGGAAGAATCAAGGGCTGAAAGAAAAAGAAGATATGCAAAAGGAATGATTGGTTCACGATCCATGTTCTCAAGAGCTGGTGGCAGTGGATTCTATGATCCTGAAGGACAGCAGTATTCATAATGGGAGGTAAAAAATCAACAAGTTCCAGTTCTGGTGGTGGTAGAAAAAGTGGTGGTTCACCTAGAGGGCACAAAAGAAGAACGGAAAAAGCTAGAATAAAATCAAAAGTTAAAAAAGGAATTAAAGTCGTTAAGAAAAAAATTGGTTATTTTCAAACCAAACATCCAAAAGGAAGTGTAGATAGCTATGCGACACAAAGCAAAAAAGGTGGAAAGCATATGTATGGACAAGAAGCATCCAGAGCTACTGATGATTATTTAATTGGTTTGGGATCGGATGTCGCAAAGGTTGGAAATTATTTTAAAAAAGAAGGTGGAAATTTCATACGAATCAGCAAGTCAGAGGGGGAAAAGTTATATGCTGCTGGTGATCCCAGTATAAGTCGTTCTACTTTTTTAACTACAAAAGGAAAGGAAATGAAATATGGAACATCAGGTGGAGCTATGGGTTCAGGTGATCCATCAGGAATGATGACAAGTATTCCCATTTCAGAAGCCATGTTTCAAAAACAAAAGAAAATACAAACAATGTTTTTGGCTGGAATGTCATTGGCTATGCCAATGGGAGGTGGACAATTAATGAGGGCTGCTGCTGCCGATACTTTCCAAAGACCGTATTCGGACTATCTATCTACATTTAATAAAGGACAAAGTGGCGAAGCTAACTTTGCAAAAGCAGAAGGATTTGCCAATCAAGGACAGGACACAGCGAACTTGGCTATGGGTACTACTTCTTCTACTGGAGAAAAGAAATCAACGAAATTTACTAAAAAAACTACGAAATACTTTGCTGCATCCTATTCGGATCAGGCAAGGAAAAAACGTAGATTATTTGCAACAGTCTAATGCCTTATACCGATCCTGACATAAACCCAACCGTAGCTGACAACAGCAAGGTTGAGGAAGTTTTAAAAAGATACAGGGAAGCGCAATCCCTGAAAGACAACTGGAAGGAAAAGTTTGAGGAAGCATATGAATATTGTCTTCCCCAACGAGAATCCTTCTATGAAGAATCACCAGCCCAAAGGCGTACAGATAAAATATTTGATGAGACAGCAGTTGTAGGCATACAGGAATTTGCCAGTCGTCTACAGTCAGGCATTGTTCCAACTTTTGCAAGATGGGCTAACTTGGAAGCTGGTGTTGAAATACCAGAGGAGAATGTAGAATCGGTTAATGAATCATTGGATGCCATTACCCAGTTTGTTTTTGAAACAGTTGGCAATAGTAATTTTAATCAGGAGGTCCATGAATGTTTTATGGATTTGGCTATAGGCACAGGATGTCTATTGGTTGAAGATGGAGATGCAATCAATCCCATTAAATTTTCTGCCATTCCCTTGCCACATTTAATTTTAGCAAATGGTCCTGACAATAGGATTGATACAGTTTTTAGAAGAAGATACTGCAAACTAAAGGAAGTTGAGATCATGTATCCTCAGGCAAAAGTTCCTAAAGATATAATGGAATCCATGGGTCCTGATAAGAAATGCACTTTACTGGATGGTGTCTATCGCATCTATGATGAACCCAATGTAGAAAAATATAAGCATTGTGTTATTCTATTAGAAAAAAAAGTAATCGTATTTGAAGAATTTTTTGAAGGCGTAGGATCAAATCCCTACATTGTCTTCAGGTGGAATAAGGCATCAGGCGAGGTGTATGGTCGAGGACCAGTATTCAATGCCATGGCTGCAATCAAGACTTGTAACCTGACAATTCAGTTAATTTTAGAAAATGCCCAGATGTCCATATCAGGAATATATCAGATAGAGGATGATGGAATAGTTAATCCTGACAACATTCAGCTAGTTCCAGGTTCGTTAATTCCAATCGCTCCAAACTCAAAAGGTTTGCAGCCAATTAATTCGGCTGGGCGATTTGATGTAGCTCAATTGATACTAGAGGATATGCGTAATAATATTAAGAAGGCATTGTATATGGAAACATTGGGAAGACCTGAAGGTACTCCCATGACTGCAACGGAAGTAGCTGAAAGAATGGCAGATTTGTCAAGACAAATTGGATCATCTTTTGGTAGATTACAGTCTGAATTTGTCGTTCCAGTATTAAGGAGAGTTATTCGCATCTTGAAAGATCAAGGAAGAATAGATTTACCAATAGTTAATGGACGAGAAGTCAAGGTACAGGCAATCAGTCCGTTGGCAAGAGCGCAATATCAACAAGATATTAGCGACATAAACAGATTTCATGAGATTATCGCTACGACATTCGGTCCACAAGTCCTTAACTTAATAGTTAAACAGGACGAAGTGGCGAAACATATCGGTAAGCTAATGAATATTCCTGAGAAACTATTAAGAGATTCAACGGAACAGCAAGAACTAGCCCAACAATTGCAATCAATGGCACAGGAAGGACAACTAGGAGAATCAAATGGCATGGGAAAAACACAAGTCACCAAATAAACCACTTACTACCTCAATAGACGGATATACAAGAACTCCTGAAGTTGAAAAAAAATTAAATCAACTTGTAGCTACTGTTTTTAAGGGAGATGATGGAAGGAAATTATTAGCATACCTGAAATCTATTACTATGGAAGCTGTGGCTGGACCAAACATAACTCAAAATGAACTGTTTCATTTAGAGGGTAAACG